CTCCGGGCCGCCAGTCCGCTCCGGTCGATCGTCGAGGCCATGCCGTTCGACGTGCCGGACGACGAGGCGAACATCGACCGTCCCGCGAAGAGGACCGCCTAGTGCGCTGGCCGTCCGCCACGGACACGACGATCGCCCTGTTCAAGGAGAACCCGGGCTTCAAGGACTTCAGGAACTACCTCGCGTACGTGTGGAAGGCACTCGGCCACCCGACGCCCACGCCCGTCCAGAACGAGATGGCCTGGTTCCTCCAGCACGGCCCGACGCACCTCGTCATCGAGGGCTTCCGGGGCGTCGCCAAGACCTGGATCACGGCGACGTACGCGACGTGGATGCTCGGGTGGGACCAGACCAAGAACATCCTGATCGTCTCGGCCTCGAAGGGCTTCGCGGACAACGTCGCGACGTTCATCGCCGGCCAGATCGAGGAGGCCGTCCCGGGCCTGAAGGAACTCACGAGCCATGGCCGGAGCCGGCACGGGAAGTCCATGTTCGACGTCGCGCGCGCCCCGGCGAGCAAGGACGCCTCCCTGTCAAGCGTCGGGATCACGTCCCAGCTGAACGGATACCGGGCCGACCTCATCATCCCGGACGACGTCGAGACCTCGAACAACTCCCTGACCCCGGGCGGGCGCGAACTCATCGAGCTCCAGTCGCGCGAGTTCGGCGCCATCCTCAAGCCCGGCGGCCGGACGGTGTACCTCGGGACCCCGCAGACCGAGCAGTCCCTCTACAACACCCTGGTCGACAAGCGGAAGTACGAGGTCGTCGCCTGGCCCGTCATGTACCCGACGCCGAACCAGCGCGCGGCCCTCGGTTCGCGCCTGGCCCCGTCAATCGCCCAGGCCCTCGACGACGGCACGGCCCAGCCCGGCGACCCCACCGACCCGGACCGCTTCGGCCCCCTGGTCATCGAGGAGAAGCGCGCCCTCTACGGGCCTTCCGGCTTCGCCCTCCAGTTCATGCTCGACACGTCCCTCGCGGACGTCGGGCGGTACCCTCTCCGACTCTCCAGCATCATCCTCCTCGACTTCCCGGACGAGGTCGGCCCGGACCGCGTGATCTACTCGAACGCCCCGGACCAGGTCCGGCGGGACGTCCCGTGCGTCGGCTTCAACGGCGACCGCCTCTACCAGGGCGTCCTCCCGGACAAGTGCCTGTGGGTCCCGTGGCAGGGCTCGGCCATGTACGTCGACCCGTCCGGCACGGGCAAGGACGAGACGGCGTACGCGGTCTCGAAGCAGCTGAACGGCCAGGTCTACCTGCCCGAGGTCGTCGGCCTGGAGGGCGGGTACTCGGACGCGGTCATGTCGGCCATCGCCGGCGCCGCGGCCCGGCACAAGGTGAACCGCATCGTCGTCGAGGCCAACTTCGGCGACGGCATGTTCGAGCGCCTCCTCCTCCCGCACGTCCAGCGGAACGGGTGGCCGGTCGCGATCGAGTCCGTCAAGGTCACGCGACAGAAGGAGATCCGGATTCTGGACGTCCTGGAGCCGGCCTTCGCCCAGCACCGGGTCGTCATGTCCCCGTCCGTCTTCCAGCGGGACGACCACCTGTCCGCGGGCCGGTCCACGGAGACGGCGCACCAGTACCTCCTCGGGCACCAGATCACGCGCCTCACCCGGGACCGCGGCTCCCTGCAGCACGACGACCGCATCGACGCGATGGCCGGGGCCGTAGGGCTCTGGACGGACTCGATGGCCAAGGACGTCGACCGGGCCTCGCGGGCCACGCGCGACGCGAACTTCGACGCCTCGATCCAGGGCTTCCTGGAGCGCGCGACCCGGAACAAGCGCGCCAAGCCCGCCTTCATCCTGCCCCGGGGAACGCCCCGGAACCGCTGAAACCGCGGTTCGCAAGAACCGTGCCATCCTAGAACCCGACCACCGCGCCCGTAAGGGCCCCGTAAGGAACCCATGACCCGCTCGCTCGAACGCACCCGCGACTACGTCCCCGGGAACTCCACCTGGACCGTGTCCCTGATCGTCACCGCGCCCGGTCCCGTGGGCACCCTCTGGACCGTCCGCGTCGGCGGGCACGTCGCCACGTACACGACCGTCCTGAACGACACGACCGCCCTCGTCGCCGAGGGCCTGAAGCTCGCCCTGGACGCCCTCGACGGCGTCGCGGCCACGCGGTCGAGCTCGACCGTCCTCATCACCACGGACCAGGCCGCGACGTGCGGCTTCGACTCCGACTGGGGTACCGCCGAGTGGGTCGCGACCGAAGGCCGGACGCTGACCATCACGGCCGGCGGGGCGACCGGGGTCATCTGGACCGCGGCGGTCATCGGCCTCGTCGCGAACTACACGGTCCTCGTCACGGACACCACGCCGACGCTCGTCGCCACGGGCCTCGCCGCGGCCATCGACGCGCTCGCGGGCGTCACGGCCACCCGGTCGGGCGCGGTCATCACGGTCACGTACGCGGTCCCGGCAGACCCGGCGGACTCGCTCGTGGTCACGAACAACGGCGCCGGCACGGACACGAACGTCGCGGTCGCCGCCCCGGCGTCCACGCGCTCGATCGCGCCCGCCAGCGGGAGCCCAGGAGCGAACAGCGTCTACAGGAGCGTGTAGGGCTTGTCCCCGGCACCCAGCCCCTACGCGCCCCTCGGGGAACCGAGCGGCGGCAACGGCTTCGTCAACGGAGTCCCGACCGGGTACGACCCGTCCGGGTGCCCGTCCGGCGGGAACGGGTACCTGTTCAACGACGAGTTCCCGGACGGCGTCCAGTTCGGCATGGGCATCGACCCGGCGTGCGAGGCCGGCGGCGGAGGCACGGGCCCGCAGGGGCCGGAGGGCCCGGAAGGGCCCCAGGGGCCGGAGGGCCCCGAGGGACCGGAAGGTCCGCAGGGTCAAGTAGGCCCGCCCGGCGCGGACGGCGCGAACGGGACGAACGGGACGAACGGAACGAACGGCACCAACGGGACCGACGGCGCCGACGGCACGAACGGCTCCGACGGCTCCCCGGGCCTGGACGGCTCCGACGGCTCCGACGGCCTGGACGGCGCCCAGGGACCCCGGGGAACCCAGGGTCCCGCAGGGCAGGACGGAAACGACGGCCCTGAGGGTCAAGAAGGGCCCTCCGGCCCGCCAGGATCGCGCGGGACCGACGGCCTGGCCGGAATGCCCGGCTCGGACGGGAACGACGGCCTGGACGGCCAGGACGGCCCCCAGGGGCCCGCGGGTTCAAGGGGCCTTCAGGGTCTCCCCGGGCAGGACGGGAACGACGCCGAGGGCCTGCCGGCCGAGTTCATGTGCCCGAACTCGCGCGGAACGGAGGCGGACGCCATTCAGGCATCGGGCCGGTTCGCCTTCTCCGGCTTCGTCACGCCCACGGCCATCGCCGCCCAGGCGGACGACTACGCTCCGGCCGGACTCATCAACACCACGACCCTCCGAGTCAACCTCACCGGTCCGCAGACCATGACCGGCATCGCGGGCGGGTCCAGTGGACGGTTGCTCATCGTCTACAACGCGGACCCGGGAGCGGACACGCTCACGCTCGCGCACAACTCGGCGTCTTCCACACTCGGGAATCGGTTCTTCTTCTCCTCCGGCGCGGCCCTGACGCTTCTTCCGGGGGACAGTATCACCCTCCGGTACGACGCCACGAGCCTATTCTGGGTTCCGGCGGACCTGGCGCAGACGGACTTCGTGGGCGCCACGGGCGTCCTGACAGGCATTCACGGCCTTGTTCCGGCCCCTACCCTCGGTCAGCAGAAGACGATCCTGCGCGGCTCGGGCATCTGGGACACGGTGACGAGCCTGATCGACACCCTGGCCTCGATGGCCCAGGGCGACATCCTCTACCGCAACGCGACCGTGTGGACGCGCCTGGCCGCGGGCACGGCGAACCAGTTCCTCCAGACGGCCGGCGCGGGCCAGAACCCGGCCTGGGCCGACCTGGGCTCGCTCGTCGGGATCCAGGACATCGCCGCCGGCGCGACCACGTACACGCCCACGACGGGCACCAAGCGCGCCCTCGTGTGGTTCTGCGCAGGCGGCGGCGGCGGGGGCGCGGCCGACTGGACCTCCGGGACCACTTGCGCCGCGGCCGGCGGCGGCGGGGCCGGCTCCCAGGCCCTCTACCGCATCTCGGCCGTCTCGGGAACGTACACGATCACCGTCGGCGGCGGCGGCGCCGGGGGCGTCGTCGGCGTCTCGTCGGGCGCGGGCGCCAACGGCACGGACTCGACCTTCGTCAACGGCGCGACCACGGTCACGGTCAAGGGCGGCGTCGGCGCCGTTCAGAGCGCGGCCACGGCCGGCCCGGCGTGCTTCGTGGGCGGCGGCGGCGGGGCCATCGCCACGAACGGCTCGATCAACCCGGGCGCGGGCGACACGGGCCAGCACGGCGTAGTCCTCTCAGGCTCCCTCGGATGGGGCGGGAAGGGCGGCCACTGTCACCCCTTCGGCTCGGGCGGCGCATCCCGGGTCAGCCAGGCGAACGGAATCGGCGGGGTCGGCTTCGGATCGGGCGGCTCGGGCGGCGTCTCTACGTCCTCGGACCACTCGGGCGGGGCGGGCGCGGACGGGCGCATGTGGATCTTCGAGTTCGCGTAACACCCCAGCAACCTCGGCCCCCAGGGCCAACACACGAGAGAGCTCCCCGCCATGCAGAACAAGCCCGTCCGATTCGGACCCACGCCCGTCACCAACGCCGTCACCAACTGGCTCAACCCCGGGACCCTGACCGGCGGCGTCGGCATGCCCTCGGGCGCGAACCTGTTCTTCCTCCTGCGGAAGATCCGGGCCGTCAACAAGACCACGTCCGACCACACGTTCTCGCTGTTCATCGGCGCCACGGGCGCCTCGGCCGCGGGCACCGAGTACGGCGGGTCCACGATCAAGGTCCTGGCGAACAGCTACCTCGACATCCCGTGCGGCGGCCAGGGCCTCCGCCTGGACGTCGCGGACTTCCTGACCATGATCGCCGACGCCAACACGTCCATCGTGCTCGAAGCCGAGGGCGAGATCGGCGTCGCGTAGTACCCTCCGAGTGCCGGCGGTAGCATCCCCCGCTACTGTCGGCACTCGGATACTAGCTCGGGAACCCCCGGGTGGCGGGGCAGGTCGGCACGCCTCTGCAAGGTCTAGGTCGACAAGCCGGATAGCACAACCGCACCCCGGGGGAACCCCTTTCACTTGGAGGACGACGATGAAGCGACTGTTCCGACGCATCCTGTGGGCCCTCATCCGCTGGACGGACCCGCCCGGTCAGCGATTGCCCAAGCGCCTGCCCGGCCAGACGCAAGTCAGGTACGCCGACCCGCCCCGGACGATCCCGCTTCCGCCGGGCGTCCCGAAGGTCAAGACGATCCGAATGGACGCGCCCGCCGCGGCCTCGGTCGAGATCCCGAAGAAGAAGGAGGCCCTCTACCCCGGCATGAAGCCGCCGCAGGTTCGCCAGTCATGAAAGCATTCCTCCAGACGATATGGGCCCGCTGGGCCCCGCGCGCGCTACTCGTTCTAGTGGCCCTGAACGGCTGCGCGCCGCCCCAACCGGCAGAGCTCCTGTTCGGCCATGACCCGCGGTCCATGACGGACGCGCAGGTCCTTCAGCTGGGCATGGACCGCCTGCACCGGCACGTCCAGCCCGACGGCCCGGTGGGCGTCGTAGTCGAGACGATGGAGGAGATGCAGGAGCGCACCGGCGTGTCCGTGTGGGCGTACACCGAGCGCCTCGGCCCGGGCTACCTGATCCACCTCGGGGACGCGCTGCACGGTGCGTTCCTCCTCGAAGTGCTCGAACACGAGTGGTCGCACGCCCTCTCCTTCGACGATCCCGAGAACCACGGCGTCCAGTGGGGCATCGAACGCTCCCGGACGTACCGGGCCGTCCAGTTCGACGAGGACACGCCCGACGCCGTCGCCGTGCCCGCCCAGTCCCCGACCAGTTCCACCCTCCCCTAGACCCCTCACGAAACCGAGACCACCATGAGCTCTTCTTCGTCCCGCCGCTACCCGTCCGTCGCCGCGGAGTCCCTCGTCCACCCCGAGTACAAGGCCACCGTCACCAACGCCGGTTCGGCCGCGGACGTCCTGACCGCGACCTACCAGGGCGCGCGCAAGATCGTCGTCACCGCCGCCGGCGCCGCGGACACCGTCTGGACCTTCACGCACAAGGGCCGGTCGGTCAAGTACACGGTCATCAATGGCGACTCGGCCGCGGTCGTCGCAACCGCCCTCCTGGCCCTGATCAACAACCGGTGGCCGGGCGAACTCAAGGCGAGTCGCTCCTCCGCCACCCTCCGGCTCGTGGTCCTCGACCGCTCGGACCAGGCGCCGTCGCTCGCGAACTCGGGCGCCGGGACCGCGACGAACGTGGCCGGGATCAAGTACACGGTCGTCAATCTGGACGACGTGACGGCCGTCGCCCACGGCCTGGCCGTCGAAGCCGCGCTCTACCCGGACCTCGCGAGTTCGACGAACATCGCCGGCGAGCTCCACCTCGTGTCGTCCAGCGACGTGCCGGGCGCGCTCCCGACCTTCGCGGTCACCGGGGGCATCGTGATCGGGGCGGCCTCGGCCGTCTCGGCGAGCGACACGAAGGGCTGGGGCATCCAGTCCATCCGCGAGAGCTAGTTCCCGCCCGTCCCTGTCGGTTCTTGGGGCGTCCTGCCCTGCAGGAGAAGACCCCTTGAACCGGCCGGGACTCGGGCGCGGGTACTTCTACACCCTGGGGGAAGACCCGCTCGATGAAGAGGACGACGAGGGCGACGACCGCCCGGACCTCTTCGAAGTCCAGGACACAGACCAAGGTGACTGAACCATGCCGCTCAACAAGTCAGGAAGCAAGGCCAGCGTCGGCCAGAACATCAAGACCGAGATGGCCGCCGGGAAGCCCCGTCGCCAAGCCATCGCCATCGCCCTTCACACCCAGCGGGCCGCGAAGGCGCACCACGCGCACGCCAAGTCCGGATACCGAGGAAAGTAGATCCATGCCCGAAGCACCGAAGCCCGACCCGAAGGCCAAGTCCAAGATCCCGTCCCGTCCGTTCACCGATCCCGCCCGCAGGGGCACGGACCTGGAGGCGACGTGCCAGATCTACGAGCCCCACGACTACAACCGCAAGCTCCTGGAGTCCCAGCGCGCTCGCGGCGTGGCGGCGAACATCCCGCAGGTCCCGACACTGGGGCGCACGCACACCATCGCGATCAAGAAGCCGAAGCAGTTGGACCTCGTCGCGAGGGCGAAGGCCATCCGCGAGGCGGCCCGGCAGGCCGAGCAGGCCTTGATCGAGCAGGAGGACGTGCTGCCGGACGCGAGCGCGCAGTTCGGCGAGCTCGACGGCTAGGACGACACGTCGGCCCCGGTTGCGAGCCGGGGTCGCGTTTCTATATAGAAAATCCGAGCGGGTCACGTCCTGGTCGCCGCATGGAGTGTCCCCCCCTGGGCCCCGCCTCGCGTCAAGATCGCGCGCGCGTGCGCAAAATGGATCGCGTTCGACTCATCGCGCGTTCGATTCATCGCGATTCCACGCTCCGAGGCCCTCCGATAGGCTCTGCGAGGCCCGCCAAGGCCTTTCGTCAGTGATAGACCATCCCTCGCGGCGAGGGCAGAGCTCGATTGAGGCGTCGACAGGCTCGATCGGGGCGATTGGGGGCGAGGTCGTGTTTCTGGCCCGGGGACGTTTTCGATGGCCTTTTTCCGCGTGTTCGTTTCGCCTATGATTCAAGGCCTTTTCGCACAATCGCATCGAATCCATTCGCCTCGCGACCGATTCCCGCTACACTTGGTCATTATGACGCGCAGAACAATGGCATGGATCGGGGCGGGAATCACGGTCGCGACAATCGCGGCGATCCTGCTCGGACACGTGTCGATGATCCTGCGCGCGCAAGGATGGGGACAATGACTATCCGTGAAGCGTTCGCGACAATCGGCAAGGCGGGGACTCTCGCGACGTCCGAGGGTTTGCGAGTCCGAATCACCATCATCGACGCGAAACAAGCGTACGGGAACGTCCGGCTTCACGTGCAAGGCGAGGAAGGCACGAACGCGTGGATCGACTCCGCGCGCGTCAAGGTGATCCAATGATCACGAATCTCCAATCGGCCTCGATCGAGCTCGAAACTTTCATCCGCGCGGATTGTGCCTTGCGTCGGATCACGTACCGCACGGTCGAGCGCGCGCCGTCGAGCCTGCGGGAATTGCGCCTCCGGATGCGCCCGACACCTTGGACGGTTATTCCCGTGTCGGGGGACAATTCGGACCGGACGGTATGGTCCAACCGGTACGGGAACTACCGGTTCCGCGCATGGCATGACGCGGAGCATCTCGCCATCGGCGCCGAATTCGACGTCCGCGGAGAGCTAGACGTCGCAGCTGCCTCGATCGCGCGCGTCCGGGATTCCGTGTCCTCGGACGCGGTCCGCCTTCTCTCGATCGAGGTCGTCGGTCAAGTCATGTACCGGGCGCGCCAAGGCGCCTTCCCGACCGATCAAGTAGCCTTCACCGAGTACGCTTGGAAGCACGGCATCAATCGCGCGGTCGAGCGCGGAAGTTTCTAGCATGAATCACGTGTCAATCCGTTTCCTTATCGGCCTCGCGCGCGGATCCGACATCGCACCGATGACGGAAGGTCTCGCGAACGACCGCGCCGATGCGATCCGGCGCCTTCTCGGTGCCGCCTACGATGCCGCGACGTCCTATCGCACCCTCGGCTACTGGAAAGGCGCGGAGGAACCTAGCATGGTGTGGGAAGTAATCCTTCCCGACTCTCCGACCGCGCGCATTGTGGCGCGCGCGCATGCCGCTATGCTCGCCGAAGTCTTCGAGCAGGACTCGATCGGCCTCGCCTTCTCACCCATCACCTTCGAGCTCCACGGAAAGGACGGTATCCAATGACCCGTGTTTCATTCTCCTCGATCATGCGCCCCGTTACTTGCAAGGCCTGTGCCCATTCGTGGCACGTCGGCGCCGCGGTACTCTCCGCGGGACTCGCGACACCCTGCCCGAAATGCTCGACCATGACGCCTTGGCGCCGGCCGAAGCGCACGGAAGGCGACTACGTGCGCGAGTACACTCGCCGAATCGAGGAAGCGTACGGCGCCGCGGCCGCGACCATGCCGCCGGCGGATACCCTCCGGGCCCTATCGTGGTACCGAATCGAGGCGGAGCGCCTCGCGCGCATGGCGTCGGAGCTCGCGCTACCGGTCGCGACCGTGATCGCCGCTGCCGCTACCCTGTCGCCGGCGACGTCGTGGCACCTTCTCATGCTCGACCTTCCGCGCTTCTTGCGCGAGGCCTTGGCGGGCGTCGAGAAGCCGGCTTCGGCTACGTACGGCGCCAACCGGGCAAAGGCGGCGCGCATCGTCCGGGACCGGCTCGGGATCGGCGCCGTCACGGGCCCCAAGGTATCCGCGTTCGCCCGGGCCCTGTCGGGCGATCCGTCCGCGGTCGTGGTCGACCGCCACGCGGCGCGCATCGCTACCGGCGAGGACGACCGGACGACCGTCCCGGCGCTCATGTACCGCGCCTGCGCGCGAGCGTACCGCCGGGTCGCGGAGCGCGCCGGAGTCGAGCCGGCCGGATTGCAGGCGCTTGTGTGGACGGCGAGGGTAGGATTCGGCGGAGCTTACGGCCCGACCGAGGAAGGCGAGAAATCATGAGAATCGTAACGGGATGGTACGTCTGTGAATGGATTCCGCAGCTAGGCCACTACATGCGAACGCGGTGGTTCGCGACGCGCGCGGAGGCGGAGGCGGAGGTCTCGCGACTCCAGGACGTTGGGGAATGGGACGGGATGCCGATGATCGAGGCCTCACTCTCGACGCGCTTCTAGGTGTACAATTCACGCGACGGCCGGAGGGCCCTTGACCGTCGCGATCCAATCCGGGCCCGATTCACTCTCGAAAGGAACCCTTTTCTATGTCGCACGAAATAACCTCAACCGACCGGCTCGTCCTCGCGCGGAATCCCGCGTGGCACGGGCTTGGTCAAGTCCTCCCGCAGGCCGAGACGGTCCGCCGGTCGTTCGAGCTCGCCGGACTCGGATGGACCGTCGACCGTCATCCGATCTACGTCGACCACGTCCGGTCCATCCCGTCGGGCAAAGGTCCGATCGACCTGAAGGACTCTCCGCGCATGGACGACCTGTCCCTGTCCGCGGACCGTGTCGCGCTCGTCCGCTCGGATACCTCGGACACGTTCGAGGTCGTCGGGAAGGGCTTCGAAGTCCTCCAGAACGCGGAGCTAGCCGACCTGATCGAATCCCTGTCCGCCGCGAAGGCTATGCAAACGGCTGACACGGCCGGGTCCCTGCGCGGCGGCCGGAACGTCTTCGCGCTCGTCCCGCGCTCCGAGTTCTTCGCGGGAACGGGAGGTGATCCGCTCCGGACGTACGTCCTCTTCGCGAACGCGCACGACGGTACCGGCTCCCTGACGATCGTCCCGACCTCGGTCCGCGTCGTTTGCGCGAACACGCTCGCGATGGCCACGGCCGGGATCCGGCTCCGGCACACGGCGAGCCTCCGGGACCGCATCGCGGAGGCCGTCATCGCCCTGAAGAAGGCGGACGCCGCGGGCGAGGCCTTCAAGGCGACCGTGAAGCGCCTCGCGAGCGTGAAGATGGACGACGAGGACCGGCGCGTCTTCTTCCTGCGCGTGTACGAAAGCGCCTTCGGAGTCCTCCCGGGGCGCCCGACGTCCGGGAAGTACACGGAGGCCGAGTCCCGGAAGCTCGCCCGGGCCCAGGAGACGGTCGGCGCGTGGCTCGCAAATCTGGACTCCTCCCGGAACACGGGACAGGGCACCGAGGGTACGGTCTGGCACGCCCTCAACGCCGCGACCGAGTGGAGCGACCACACCCGGCGCGTCAAGGGCGACAGCCGGGAGGCGCGAGTCTTCTCCAACCTCCTCGGCACGTCCGCGAACTTCAAGGCGGGCGCGCTCCAGCTGGCGGTGCAAGCGGCCGGGTAACGGGGGTTCCTCCGGCCGACTGCGGGCCCGGCGCTCCGAGAGGGGTTCCGGGCCCCTTTCGTCGGGCGGGTGGACCCGGAGGGTCAGTTTCCGGTCCGGAGCGATCCTGGCGCGGGCGGGAGGCCTTGGCGATAGCGCCAGGGCCGGTTCCCGGGTCAGGGATGGAGGGCCGGGCACGGCACCCGGGACATCTCCGACCGGAGCCTACGGACGAGCTCGTCCCGGATCCGTTCCGGGGCGCTCGACGGGTCCGGGTCGTGCCCGGAGAGGAGGATCGGGACACCCGCCCGGATCCCGCAGTTCCCGCAGTTCCCGTAGGCCTCGATTTGGTACCCGTAGAAGGCCGGGTCCCGGCGCTGCGTGATCTGGACCGTGTCGAGGCGGAGGACGTGCCCGACCGTGGTCGGCGTCGGTGCGGTGAAGATCCGGCCGGAGCATCCCGCGGGGCCGCCCACGCCGTACGCCCTCTGGCTACCCGCGAGCTCCTTCCGGGCGACGTCACCCGCCGTCCCGCCGAGCTCGGCCGCCCTTAGGCGCCGGCGGTGGATCTCTCGCAGGATCGAGGCGGCCTTCGGGTCGGGAACGCCCGGGCCCGTGGCGCCGCCCAGAACGGTCACGGCGCAGTCCCGGCACACGTCCTCCCCGCCGACCATCCCGCCCCGGTACGGGCCGGAGCAGGGCCGGCCGCAACCGGCGCAGGACTTCCCTTGACCCATCGTCGGGGAGCCGCGCAGGGAGTCCATGATCTCGCCCGCGAAGTGCTTCAGGAAGACGTCCCGTCCCGTCTTGTGGGTCTTCGCGTCGATCCCGTCCAGGAGCTTCTCGGCCGCTCGGGACTTGGCCTTGCCCTTCAGGAACTCGCGCAGCTGGCCCTCGGCCTGGCGCCGTGTCTCGGCCGCTCTCATCGCGTCCGCGGCGGAGCTCGCCGCCCGGTCGAGGCCAACGCCGGCCTGCCCTCCGACGTTCGCGAACTCGTCCCCGGCCGCGGAGGCGACGGCCGTGCCGGCCTTCACGCGGTACCACTGGGCCGGCTTCAGGTCCGACCGCGGGCGGGCGAGCACGGTCCGCAGGGCCTCGGAGTCCGAGCCGGCCTCGACCGTGCCGACGTCGAGGCAGTTCCCGCGGGAGTCGTAGAGGGACCAGGGGACGCGGGTCACGGGCGGCGGTCCATCATGATCCGCAGGAAGACGCGCGCCGCGTCCCGGTTGGCCGGGTTGTTCCAGTAGCGGTTTCGGCCGGACGGGTGCGGGACGACGGCGACGTGGCGACCGGACAGGCCGCCGCCCATGCGGAGGCACCCTGCGAGAACGGAGGCGTGGACATACCCGAACGCCTCGGCGACGCGATGGCCCAGGAGGATGACCACACTTCCCAAGGGGATCGTCCGGGCCTCGACCTCCGCGCAGCGCCGGGCCGCGACCGCGGACCATTTTCCAGCGATCAGGGGGTGCGGGTACAAGTTCCGCCGGTCGGTATGGTTCAGGTACTCACCAAGCGTCCACCCGGAGTAGTCCAGGAGCCGCCGGCCGCTGGCGCAGAGGTGCGGGTGGAGGGCCTGGCCGGCCTGGCGGTTGCCGGGGGTGGGGGCCTCGCCGATGATGATGATTTTGGACATGCCCTCAGTCTACCGCGCGCGAGGGCCGGTGTCAATTCCCGTCCCGTGTTGAGAATGACATGGCCTTGGTGGGGTCTAGGACAGACCCATTCTCAATTAGACCCCCGCCATTCGCTCAGAATGCGGTTTCGACTCGGTTCGATCCGTGCCATCCTAGAACCCGACCGCCTGCGGTGGGGTTCGACGGCGCTCCCCCTGAACCGGGAACAGACAGCAAGCCGGCGGCACCTTCCGCCCGAGCACGACATCGACAACGTGCGGCACACCCCTGAAGCCGGGGACCCCAGGAGCCCGCTCTCACATGTTCGGAACGAATCGTCCGCTGCCCACCGGCTTGGTTGGGATCGACAGCGCCGAGGGCTATGCCGACCGGAGCGCCGTATTGCGACAGTGACCGCCTCCTGGGGAGGATACCGAACCGTCTGGAATGGACAGTAGGACATCGCCCAGGGGCCCGCTCGCTTCGCTCGCGATCGACAATCAGGATTCTGATGAAATCCCTCTCGGATGATTCTGGTGAAATCACCCGCATCCTTGACTTTATCCCCGGAGTTAGGTAAGCTCTCCCCATGAGTCAACCTCAAGTCACCCTCGCCCAGGTCCTCGCCGTCGCGCCGCCGGAGTGGCGCGGGACCGAACACGGAAAGCGTTCAAGTCAGCGAGTGGCCCTGTTCGTGAGATGGCGCCAATGGATTCGATGCGATTGCGAGACCGATTCTCCCGGCGTGGAGTTCCCGGCTTCTCTCATTTTCACACCGATCGCCCTGACCCATTGGACCGATCGTCTACAACGGGACGGGATGTCGCCCGCCACCGTCAACCGGCACGTCGCGGCCGTGCTCTCCGTCTGGAGGAGGGCCCACCGGAGGGGACTCCTGGGCCCGCCGCCGACGGGGATGTACG